CAATCTAGTCCAGTCGCCGTAACGAACAGGCACACGTATCAAACTGGCCTGATCGCTGTTGGCAGGACCGTACTCTACTTGGAAGTTACTGAATATTCTGGTAAACTGTAGTAGGAAACGGCGTATTTGTTCGTCATAGAAAAATTGCTGCATTAACTTGACCTCTGTCCGGGTTGTGTGCCGGGATACGGATTGGCTGTCTTGTTACCGCCTTGACTACCGTTGTCGGCCTTGGGCTCTAAAATCTCGCTTAGACTCTGACGACTTGGTATGTTACCTTGATCTGATGTGGGCACAGTGTATGTATTGTTCACAAAGCCTGAGCGTAAAGTATTGTTGCTGGAACCATTGGTCAAATTGGTACGCACACTCTCTTCAATCTTGATCCAACCCCGTCCGTTGTATCTAAACAGACGATTTGGGAAATAATCCAAACGCAAGCAATAATCGCCTTCGTAGGCCACACCGGGAAAGTTCACACCCGGAGTGACCGGTAGTCCGTTGGGTGCAATACCATCACCGGTCAAGTAGCCCACTGTGTAACCATCACCTCTGGGTGTGCCAGTGGCATTACTTGACAAGGGATCTGCTTGACTGGCATTGACCAGATTATTATCAATGGTAACACCGTCTGTGTTGGCCGGAGTTCCATCTGGGTTAGTGGGAAATATGTAAAACTTCACTGTGTCGTAGCCACTTAACGGAACTTCTACTTCGGCTTGTTGTACAATGGCATCGTTAGCAGCATAGTCTTTGTTTTGTGTACCTGCTTGGTCACCCAAGTTAGGTGGAGTAGTGGGTTGCCAATACGCAGCATCGCCTATGGCAGTACCGGGCGGCACTGGTTGCAAGGATGTGTAGTAGTTGTCTCCGTCGATCACAACTGATCCTGGCGGATAATAGTTGCCCGGATCCCAAATGTTGGGTGTGCCTGGTATTTGATTGGTGATATCTTCGTACTCTTGGCTCATTACCAAGGGTGTGGCTTTCACACGCCACAGGTGCGGCAACCAAGTTTGACTAAACCCTTCTGAAGCAAAGTTTGCATCCTGGATCACATAAAAGCGCGGCAAGGGCGGCTTTGTTCGGTCCAAGGGATTCCAATCTTTCAAGTTGGGAAACTCCAACACATCGCCTACCATCATCTTGCGCTGGAATGTGTCTATCATGTCGTTGTAGTGGAATGTGATAAACAGGGTATCGTTGTTCAAAAACAAACCAAACTGTGTTAGGTCAAAGTCAATGTCCTGCTGACGATAAACACCGCGCATGACGTAAATGTCAGGGTCGTATGCCCGATCGCGTATTTCGCCCAACAACAAGTCCTGCACAAACAAGGGATCATTTACCTGATAATTTGGCTGTGTTGCATCGCCGTTGACACCGGTTGTTGTGGGATCGTTTTCCACTGTTTTTGGACCTAAATATTTGTGGATATATATGTCGAGTCCGCCCACAGTAAATTGCTCACTGATGGTACGATCAAAGAAGCGATAATCATTCGTCTTATTGGGACGATACATACTCAGGCGTGGAATTTTATTTCTCCGTTTCAACTATTTAGCAGTAATTTTTAACGGTTGACCACTAACCAAAACTCTGCTACAATGCTATATAAATTTAAAACTCTGAGAGAAAACCGTGAACGCAACTGCAAAAAAATCTGTCGTTAAGAAAACTGTTGAAAAAACAGTACACAAACCTCTTAAATCCATGACCCCGCGCAGTCAAGATATTGGGTACGGTCCCGAACCTACATGGAAAGAGCAACCTGCAGAAACAGAACGTACTAGTGCTATGACCAGAATGTTCAACTGGTACAACTATCATTATGGTAAAAAAGAAGCCAAAGACTGTATCGTAGATTGGCTTGTTCGCAATGACCGCACTGTGGATGCTAAGGCATTTGGTCGAGTGCCTGAAGCGTCTGTGTACAAAATTGGTATTGGTTGGATCTGTCGTGCTAATCTACTGGGTCTCGAAATCACAGACAAAGAATTGGCCACCATCAACGAAACTATTGCAGAATACATTGCAGCAGGAAAGTCAGTTAAAGAAGTAGTTGAAGAAGCTGTGGTGGCTGTTAAACCCAATATTCAAGATCGCTTGCGTGAGAAAATGAGCGAAGCTGCTGGCGAACTGGAAGGTATGTACGATGAAATGATCATGGCTGGTGGTAAGATGTCTGCAGATTATAAGCCTGTCAGCTTGTTGCGTAGCATGAATGTGGCACCGCAGTTGATCGGCACAGTAAAAGAAATTTGGGAACGCCGTCTAGTAGAACTCAAAGAAGTAGCAGCAGGCAAAGACGGTGACTTGGCAGAAGGATACGCTCAGTTTGGTAAGTTGCAAGTTCGTAATTTTATTAAATTTGCAGAACAAGTTATTGCTGATTGCGATGCATATGTACAGATCAAGAAAGTAGAGCGTAAGCCACGTGCCAAGAAAGCAGTGCCTCTCGAAAAACAAGTGGCCAAGTTTAAGTATCTTCGAGAATTTGCAGAGCTTAAACTCAAGAGTGAATCTGCTACCAAGCTAGTGGGTGCAAGCGAGGCCTGGTTTTATGATACTGTCAAGCGCAAATTAATTCATGTTGTTGCAGATACGCATTTAGGTACCTTCTTTATCAAAGGATCTAGTCTTGTTGGATTTGATCCTGCTGCCACTGTACAAAAAACACTTAGAAAACCTGCAGAACAGATTAAAAGCATTACCAGTGTAGGTAAACCTGCTGCTCGTAAAGCATTTAAGGATATCAAAGCCACCGAAGTCAAGTTTAACGGACGTGGGAATGATAATTTGATTATTTTAAAAACATACTAATGATAATAGACGCAGATAGCCATCACTTTCCTTATGATATTTTTGATCAACTTGCTCAAAAAGAATGGGTTGCTTACTATAAGCAGCAACAACAGATATCAGACCTGGACTCGTATTGGCTTAAGTCTTATACCGCAATCAAAGATATCAGCTGGCCCAATTGCAACCATTTAGTTGATTTTAAATTACTGCCGCTGCACATACGAAAAGAACTGGCAGAACAGCATAGTATCCCAGGTCTAAAAATATCAGACGATTTATCTGAGATATTTTTAGACTTTAGTTTGAATCGATATCCAAGACTGACTGATAGATATAAATTTGGATTGTCTGATCTAAAACTCAATAGGCAACTGTTAAACAGCCAAGGTCCTTTACCAAATTCTAAGAATCTAGTAGACAATCAACTGCTTCGAGATGTTACTTGCGTTTACAACAATACCATGTTGGAGATTTGCAGGCAATATCCTGAATACGATGCAACTGCATGGTTGCCTATGCAAGATCCTGTTCATGACCTCGAAGCATTGCAATCCATAGTTGAGCAAGATTTTTTTGGAGTTAACTTAGGCGAAAGCGAACATTGGGGAAATAGTCCTTATTTGTTTGAAATATTTTCCTTGTGTGCATCAAGACATTTTCCTGTGTATCTGCATCTTAGTTCTCCGGGTCGCTGCGTGTACCAGCAATACAAACCTGCGGTCAGTGACAAATATTCAATAATGAAAGAACGCTGGCCGCAGGCAGATCAAACCTGGCGAATTGGTATTATGGAATTGATAACAGAAAATATCATAGACCGATTGCCAGATCTACGTATAGTGATTGCAGAACGTGGTATATCCTGGATCCCGGAGATAAGAAATTTTATGATATCGCAAGGATGGGCAGATCCCTTACCGTACTTTAAAAATAACTTTTGGTGTACAATTGAAATAGAAGAAGATGGTTTTATTGAAAATGCACAATTAATTGGATGGGACAGACTGTTGTTTGCTACAGACTACCCGCACGACGATATTGGAGGAATCAATCAGTATCGAGACGTTGACATGATTACACAATATCTACAAGAGAAAAAACTAACCCAATCTGAGTTTGATTCTGTTACTTATAAAAATTACGAATTTTTAAAATATCGATCTTAAAGCAACTAATTTTGCTAAATATCAGATAAGGAGTTCCAGAATGGCAGATCAAACACTAGACCCACTTAAGAAACAACTGATTGAATATGTAAAGTTACAGCTCGGCAGCGGAATTATTGATGTTGAGATGGATCCTGCCCACTTTGAAGCTGCATATCAGCGTACAATAGGCGTGTATCGTCAGCGTGGGCAAAATGCATATGAAGAGAGTTATAGCTTTATGCAGCTCGAAGATAACGTAAACGAATACACGTTGCCGCAGGAAGTTACAACTGTGAGACAAATTTTTCGACGTACAATCGGACTCAGCACAGGCGGTAGTGGATCAAGTTTTGATCCATTTGGTGCAGCTACCCTAAATGTTTATTTGTTAAACTTTAACGGTGGTGCAGGTAGCCTGGCCACATACGACTTCTACCAACAGTATGTTGAGTTAGCAGCACGTATGTTTGGTGGATACATTAACTATACATTCAATCCTGTAACTAAACGCTTACAGCTAATTCGTGATCCCAAGGGCTCCGGAGAAGTTGTGTTACTGTGGACATATAATCTACGTCCCGAAATTATACTATTGAGCGATTTTCAAATTAGTCAATGGATCAAAGACTACATGGTCGCTGCAAGCAAATATATCATTGGTGAAGCTCGTGAAAAGTTTGGTACTATTGCAGGTCCACAAGGTGGTGGTACCTTGAACGGTGCAGCCATGAAATCAGAAGGGCAAGCAATGATGGACAAGTGTGTTGAAGATCTCAAACTGTATGTGGATGGCAGTGCCCCTTTAACATTAGTGATCGGATAAATAACGCTTGTAGTAGGATAAGACTAAATAAGAGTATGAAAACCATACTCTTATCTATTATCAATAACGATACATCTTACAATAAGTCATCTACGCGATATCTTTATAAAACACATCCAGAACTTTGGGATCAGATTATAAAGGCAACTGACTTCCTCCCTGAATCAGCAAAACCTAAGCAACGCATTTGGCATATACTTAATGAGGTATGGTCAATTCCTTTGTGCCCGATTACACGAGAACAAGTAAAGTGGTGGGAGAACAGATATCTTATTACGTCAAGTCGACCAGCTAAAAGAAAATATCAAGCAATCAGAGGTGATTTTGATAATTGCTATTCGGAAGCTGCAAAAGAAAAGAATCGTTTAAGTAACTTAAAAGCTGTAGCAAACGGCAGAAAATACAGAGACAAATCTACATATACACCTGCCGATAGAGAAAAATCTAAACAAACTTGTTTAGAAAGATATGGCGTTAGTAACGGCGGACAGAGTAAAGAATCTCGAGTTAAAGTAAGCGACGCTCGAATACGTAATGGTGCAACACCTATGCATTTGCGATCGTTGCGTAGATTATATTACGATGCTGTTTGGCAAGTAACCGAAGAAAGTTGGAAATCTCATTTTGATAAAATAAATCCAAACAGACTCAACCGTAGTAAAAATGCCTTGGACCACATTTATAGCATACAACAAGGATTTAGAGACAACATACCACCGTATGTAATTGGACACTGGTCAAATTTGCGTGTAATATCTCTATCTGAAAACTCACAAAAAGGTATGGGCTGTGATAAAACCCAGGAGCAATTGTTCGAAGACTTTGACACAGCATCATGACTCTGCTATAATACAGCATGAGCTCATGTATGATTGACATCGAAACTATCGGAGTAGCACCCGCTGCTACTATCCTAACAATTGCTGCCCAAATGTTTGATCCTTTGGGTTCCGGGTACTACAAACAACACTACTATGCCAGAATTGATTTAGACAGCCAAGAAGAACGCACCATTGACGAAAGCACATTAAACTGGTGGGCTACTCAACCTGCTGCTGCCAGAGACGAAGCATTTGCCGAAGACAATCGTGTTCCTTTAGATCAGGCCCTAGACGAGTTGGGCAAACTTATTTGGACCAGTAAATTTTTGTATTGTCAAGGGCCTACATTTGATTGCACCATACTCGAACATGCGTACAAAAGCTACAACAAGCCAATCCCTTGGCAATATTTCAAAGTGCGTGACAGCCGTACACTTTGCAGTATCTGGCCAGACCGTCCTAAACCTCCAACAACACATCATGCATTAGAAGATTGCCGTAAGCAGATTGATCTAGTGCAAGCAACACTCAGACACTTTGATATCAAGGAACTATCTTGATTATTGGTATTTGCGGCCTAATAGGCTCCGGTAAAGATACAGTAGCAGACTATCTAGTAAACGTACACGAGTTTCGACGCGAAAGCTTTGCTGGCACACTCAAAGATGCAGTAGCAGCAGTATTCGGATGGGATCGTACACTATTGGAAGGGCGCACTCGAGCGTCCAGAGAATGGCGAGAACAAGTTGATCCGTGGTGGGCAGAACGTTTGGCAATACCTACTCTAACTCCGAGATGGGTATTACAATATTGGGGCACAGAAGTAATGCGGCGTGGATTTCACGACGACATTTGGATTGCCAGTATTGA